AAGGTAATGGCTTCAGCATTAGCCAATTTGTAGTATCGAAAATACTGATTGCCAATAGCACCATAAGCACTGTTAAGTGATATCTTCTTCGCCATTTGGATATTGTTACATCTGGCGATTTCTTTTGTGAGTGCCACTGATGGTTTCTTTTCATATTCTTGTTTAGCAGCAAGCATTCTTTTCTTAAAGACAACTCTATCACCATACATCTTATCCATCAACTCTGGTAAGAATCCACGCACATCCTTTCTATACTGTGCTCCATTTGCACATGTTGCATACTCAGGATCAAAGTCTGTTATCTCCTCATTTAAGATCCTTTCAACGCTCGAACTGGCATGTCGAGTCTCCCTGAGGGTCTCTGGACTGATATTATATTGCATAATAAGATGAGGATACAGACTGTTAAGGTCAAAAGAGACCACCCAATCATACTTTCCTGGTTTCGGTTCCTTGACATAAGCCCCCGCATACTTTTCGTTCTTTTGGGATCTATTCTTGGGAGGAATAACTATGTTCCTCTTCTTTAAATAGTTATAGATGATGGTGTCCCACATCCGTACCTGATAGAACACATCATTATAATTGACCTTGGCATCATAAGCCATAGTAAGACAAAGTTCTATTAACTTCATCTTATCTTCCAGACGGTCAACAAGTTCTACGTCAACTATATTGTATTCGATAAACTTCTGCCAATTATTTGTATAGAAATCCTTAAAAGTATCATACTCAGAGTGTTCTAACTTCTTCTGACCCAACTCTACTTGAGCAATATAATCCAATCGATAAGACTCTTGTGCCTTATAAGTAAATTTTTTGTAGAGGTCAATATAATCTAGTTGAGTAACACCACCCACATCAAACACTGTATGAGTTCTCCCCATAATATGAATCTCGCTTTCAGTCACAAGGCCCCAAGGTGAGAATCTCTTCATCAACTTCTCGCCAAGAACCCGATCAAGACGTTTACAAATATAAGGTATATCGAACAGTTGTATATTCCATCCTGTAATTACATCAGGAACATCCTGCATCCAGTAATTAATAAAGGATGTGAGTAGTTCATACTCCGTGGGACAATGATGATATATTACATCATTCCTAGTATTCTTAAAGGGTTTACTTCCCCAAGTAGTGATCTGCTTAGTAGTATAGTCTTGTATTGTGATTGCCAGAATTTCTTCAACGCACGATTCCACATCAGGGAAGCCTTGCTCAGACGTAGTTTCAATATCCAAAGTAACAAGTTTAATCTTAGATATGTCAAACTTGATTTCATCCTCTGGGTATTTCTCTGAAATATATTGATAGATATACCTGTCATTCCCATATATCTCAAAGTTCTCGATATCTTCGTACTTCTTATAGAAGTCACGACATTCTCGTACCGTACCTGGATTAATTGCTTCAACTGATTCTCCATTCAACGTTTTATATTTAGTCTTCTTTTTTGATTTGACAAATAGAGTTGGAAAGAACTCATCACGATGTTCATACCTTCTACCATTTTCAACTCCACGAACAAGAAACTGATTGCCGATTAGTTGAACATTGGTGTAGAATTTCATTCTTTAATAAGGTCTTGATATTTTTCAAGTAAAGTGGGGGTTGGGTCTGCAAGAGTAAGTATCTTATCAGAACTCAACATGAATATATCATCTTTAGTCACATTAAGCAACCAAGGCTCTAATACATTATCTTTTTTAATAAGAAAAGGATTAATCAATTTACAGTCTGGTTCACCTGGAACTGTTGCTGCAACTTCTTCAATCTCACTAATGAGAAGTTGTTGACTCACTAACGTCACTATCTTTATTGTCTGTGCCATTTCCTACTACATCCTCCAAATACATTTTTTTTAATTGATCTTTAGGTTCCACTATAGTCACCACCCAATCAGATGGAACAGGGACATTTGAATCTGCCGATAAAGGCATCCAAGGAAACATAGAAATCTTAAAAGCAGATTTCTTCGGGGTAGAGTCTTGACCTTCTTTAAGTTTTACAATACAAGCTTTATCAAAAAAGTATCCAATAATTTTTGCATCTTTATCTTCTCCTACACGCATCTCTGTAACATCAGCGATGATGTCTTCTCCTGATTTTAAGAGAACAAGTTTTACCGTCATAGTCTACATTTACCTCACTATATTATAAGAAAAAAAAGAGAGTCTGTCAAGACTCTCTTTTCCTCTGGATTTCGGCATCTACGATGTCTTGTAGTTTCTCAAATTCTCTCACACGTTCAATGTCCATCAGCAATTGAGATAGTTGAGTAACCACAATGGGTTTTTCATTTGTGGCAGCAGATCTAACAGCTGCCCTAAGACTACTCTCTGCCTCAAGCAGATGGTCTAGTGTTTGTTGAGATAATGCCATGTTTAAAACCAGTCCTTACGTGCGTGATGTTCAGGGACAATTTTTCCCAACTTAATGGTAAGAAGTCCATCTTCAAATTTTACATCCCTGATTTCTGTATCATCAGAGAGTGTCCAAGACCTTTCAAATGACCGTTGTGCTAGTCCTTTATGGGCATAGTCAGCATCAGCCTTTTCTTCTTTTTGTCCTTCAACTGTTAGTTTACCATACTCTGTATAAACATGCACCTCTTTCTTTTTAAATCCTGCAAGTGCAATCTCTAAACGAGACTCTACATTACTAACATTAACCAAATTATAAGGTGGATAATTGGTTTGAGTGCTGACACTAAAAAACCGATCTAGATAATCATCTAAACCGATACTGTTCCTGTTAATCTTCTCCATGAGTTCTGGAAGATTAGCAGCGTGGTAACGTGCAAGGGAAGTCATAATAGTAGCTCCTTTACTAAGCGAGTTTGTGTTTGTATGTACCCCGAAGGCGTACATTACTAATTATACAAGTAAGCATTAAAAAGAGGGGTGTGAAACCCCTCCCAATTCTATTCGGTTTTCTAGTCTAAAACTAATCTGCATTCTCGGATGCAGTTTCTATCATCTATAGCACAGTCAGTGATACACTCAAAGTAGTCGGTCATTTGATATGTACCTTGCGGTTCTTCATATGAAGGCCATGCCTTGAGATTATTGTACGAGATTAAATTGTGCATTTTACCTCCAGTGTACTTATCCTAATACTCATAACAAATTTATTTTAGGATCATTTGTTTTGATTTTAACACAAAATTATTTATATGTAAAGCACTTTTTTTAATCAATTTCGTAAAGTTACGTGTCCTCTGTTGGTTTAGTTTTCTTTCCAATATTATACTTTTGTTCTAGTATCCAGTCACCTTTATCTTTATAAGCTAAAACTTTAATTTGATTGAGTGGTGCAATATCTGCCACATCTTCGGATTTAACCACAGAGATAAGTCCCCAATCAGCAAGTAAACGAGTAATGCGATTTCGACGCTGCACATCATTAACAGTGAGATTGGCATGTTTACCATCCAAGGCAAACAACTCTTTAAAATGAACTATGTAATACTTACCCTGCTTATGTAATATATGACAACTCTGATATAATTTCTTTTCTTTTCTTGATGCTACACCAATTCTTGTGAGAGTTTCTCTTACCTTTAAAAAATCATCAGGTTCATTGAGAAGCACTTCTACCATTTGGTCTTGCGACCATTGTACAGTTGGCTCAGTGGTAGTCGTCATTTCGATCCTCCAGTTTCAAGTCGTTGTTTAATAAATTTAATTTGTTCAGGGGTTAATATTTTCAAAGCATTAGATGCTTTTTCGTTACTATAACCATAGTATTGTTTAATGATTTCGAGGTCTGTGACTTTATCCTTACGGAGCCAGGGACTGAATCTCTTCTTTTTCCTAAGTGTATTTAGATAAAAAGAATATTGCATGTCCTTGTCTAAGAAAGAATACTTATTCATTTCATTAGCAAATAAGACAGAATCAATACTACCTGATAAACAACGATTGATAATATAAGGAGCATAATCCTTTATTATAGAAGGATCTTCCTCAATAAGATTCTCCTTATTAAAGTTTATAGAGTTGAGCCAATCTTTAAGTTCAATCATCTCCCTTCTCTAGATTTATTACGAATAGTGATATGATTACCCTCAATAGCAATCTCCAGATAATCTCTATGATCCCATTCAAGTTTTTCATAGAGTTCATCTAGCTTTTTCATATCATCCCAAAGGTCTGTGGGAGTTGGTTCACCCCAAAAAGGATTTTCGTCTGGATTCATCGTATTATTTGAATATTGTCATCTTCTGTCCAGAGTTCGACCTGATCTCTGAAACGACCTTCTTGTTTAAGTTTCTCATAACGTTTTCCTGCTTTTCGTTTCCACCAAGATATAATGTTATCTAGGTAAAATTTATCCCAGTTCTGACCACGTATTAACTTATCTTGCTCCCCAAGTATTACTTCCCTAACATTTTGATAACCATAATCAGATACATAAAATCTTTTCTGTTGCGTAAGATTAAATGCTTGATCAATAATAATATTAAACTCTTTTAATTTTTCATCTTTACCATGTTCTTTTAAAGAATTTCTAATCCAAGAAATCATCTTCGTTTGTCTTTTTAATTTTTTAGAAGATGCTCTGTTTTCTGTTAATGGTTTACCATCATTTAAATAGGTAAAATGATTATGCAATTCATGAAAAGATTCCGAATGAAGTAATGGAAGAAATTTACTGTCAGTTAAACCTTTATATCGTATGAAAGGTTTAAGACCATCATACTGAGAAGCAGAAGTTGTAGAACCATATAATGAAGTAGTCTCAAATAAAGCTATATCCTTTTCAAATACTTTACTTACTTCTTCTCTTGCATAATGAGAGATACACATTAGAGCAAGAAGTTTACCACCAAGATAGTTGTATCCAAAGGGTTGGGAAGGAACGATTGCAAATCCCATAACAGCATGACGATTAAACCTAGAAAGATCTGGTTGTTTACCAAACCAAATATTTCTAGGTTTAGAATTAATTACAGGAGAACCAAAACGAATAAATCCCATTATCTTCTGGGTTCGTTTTTCAAATACCATCCAACGTAATTCTCTACCAGGAATATTATGTTCTATTACATGTGATGAGGTAGCCGTCAGATATTCAATAAATTGTTGTTGAGTAATCTTATCATCAAATCTATCGCCTACTGCCTTGACTTCAAACTCCATCTCACTAGGATGAATATCCTCATTAAGAAATTCATCCTTATGTGAAAATCCAGGTATCATTACAGTTCTTTTGCCTATTGCTTCATTCTTTGCATTACGCAAATAGTCCTCAATAGTTTTAAAGTTTTTAAAATAATCAATAAATTTATCTGCACCCCAGATAGCATCTTTTTCACTGATGATCATAATAAAATAAAATTTTAATCGTTGTCGTGGTTATGACTCAACTTTCCAGACATCTCATATGCCTCCTTATTGCCTCCATGGCCATGTGCGATACCTAGTTCATGCATTTTAGCATGTTCGTCAATAGGATCTCTTAATTCTTTCTTACCTCCCCCCACTGTAAGATATAATCCCCATCCAACTAAACCAAAAAGAAGCAAACCAAAAAATAAAATTAATCCTTGATCAGGAGTAAGGTTTAAATGAGGAATCATGGATTGTTTTTCCCATGTACCAGGTAAATGATAGACTGATGGTTGAGATAGAAAGATCATTTTTGTTTCCAGTGTTTGAT